TTACTTGCCGCAATTCTTGTCATTGACGTTCGGCTCCATCGTGCCGGCGGTCGAGTTGTTCGCATCGCCCACCGTGCCCTGCGGGCTGTTCGGGCAGTTCTTGTCGGCGTTCGAATTCATGTCGCCGCCACTGATGCTGCCGGTCGTGCCGGTGTCAGGCGGCCCCATCTGGTCAGGCGATGGCGTGGCCGGCGTCTTCGGGTCGACGGTGATGGTCTGGCCGCTGCCGCCGCCATTGTTTCCGGCGGTGCCGGCGGTCTGGCCCATCGCCGCCGTGGCGAGACCGATCGTCAGGGCCGAAGCTGCAAGGATCTTCATAAGCATGATCTTCTCCTCTGTGCGAGACGGTTCGTCTGTCGCGTTGCGACTAAGGGTGGAACCCGTCGGACTAAGGTTGGTTCCGACAAAATTCCCTTCGGCTTTCGGCTGCAGGGCTCGATCCGTGGCTGTGGCGGGCGTGCCTCGCCCACAGAGGTCGGGCCAAGCGGATTTGGAGAAATAGGAAAGTTTGCCTAAACCCTATTGCCGGGTGAGGGCAGCTATGCTACTATTCTGTCCATGGTGCTGATTTGCGCCAACGGCCCGCCGCAAGGCGGTTTTTTTGTTTCAAGCACTGGCGGGACAGAGGGGCGCGAGGGAACGCCGCCTCATCCATTCCATCTGCACATCGAGGCCTTCATGCCACGTTACGCTACCATCGTCACCGCCGATGACGGCGCCGAGATCGTCAGCGCCATCGGCGAGTTCGAGAGCGCAAGCCTGCCGCTCAGTTCAGGCCGCATTGAGCAGGTCGCGCCCGGCGTGCGCATCGGCATGGTGCGTGGCGGCATGGTCGATGCCGTCGCCGGTTTCGGCTTTCCGCGCCAGGGCCCCAGCCCCTCGGTAGCTCGCGTTGCCATCGCGACGTTGGCGGCAATGACCGCGCCGGCGGCCGACGGCGAGCCCGCCAGGCCGGCACGTGCCAAGCCGCGCAGGAAACCCGCGCGCAAGGTCCGCAAGGCGAAGGCGGCAAAGGCCGCGTCATCCGTTCCGGCTGCCCATGGCTGACGAAAACGAGGCCCGCCGCAAGCCCGCTGGCGCGAAGCGGGCAGGGCGAAAGCCGCAGGCTCGCCGCGTCGATGTTGCTTCGCCCAATTGCCCGAAGCGCTCGCGAAAGACGCTCGTCGACGACTTCGCCGCTGCGCTGCGCGCCGACTTCCGCGCCCATGGCGCCGGCGTCATCGCCGCGGTGCGGGCCGAAAAGCCGGAGCAATACCTGAAGGTCGTGCTGACGCTGCTGCCCAAGGATTTTTCGCAGGATTTCGATGCCGATAAGAAGAGTCTCGACCGGTTGAGTGATGACGAGATCAAGAGCCGAATCCGCGGCCTCGAAGCGAGTCTGCGGCCTTTCCTCAAAGAAGATGCCGGCCTCGAAGGAGATGCGGGCGTATCTGGCCCTTCTGGAGGAACTGGAACGGCGGCGGCGCGGCAATAGCCTAGCGGTCTACAAGCCCTACGACAGGCAGGCCGAATTTCACGCAGCAGGAGCAACGAACCGCGAGCGCCTGTTCATGGCCGGCAACCAGCTTGGCAAGACCAGGGCGGGGGGCGCGGAATGGGCCATGCACCTCACCGGCCGCTATCCCGACTGGTGGGTGGGCAAGGTGTTCGACCAACCCGTCAGGCTGTGGGCCGCCGGTGTCACCGGCGAAGGCACGCGCGACAACCCGCAGCGCGTGCTGGTCGGCCCGCCACAACAGCAGGGCGAATGGGGCACCGGCATGATCCCGGCCGACGCCATCGCCGACACGGTGATGGGCCGCGGCGCGCCTGGTGCGCTGGACAGCGTCGTCGTGCGCTGGGGTGGCGGCGGTGACGTCCAGGCCGGCGAAAGCGTGCTCTCCTTCAAGAGCTACGAGAAGGGCCGCGAGAAATGGCAGGGCGAGACGCTGCATGGCGTCTGGTTCGACGAGGAACCGCCGCTGGACATCTATTCGGAAGGCCTGACCCGCACGAATGCGACGGATGGCATCACGATCGTGACGTTCACGCCGCTGCTCGGCATGAGCGATGTGGTGCTCAGGTTTTTGAGCGCGGAGGCGATTCAGGGCCTGGGTTCCTCGCCTCCGCAAGGCGGGGTGGCCGCGTAGCGGCCGGAGAGGGGCCTTCGTAGGGCGAAAGCTCTACGAATGGCTTTCCGCTTTTGCATCAAATGCCGGCGCTGTCCCCGCTCCGTCGCGGCTTCGCCGCGCCACCTCCCTCACTTGCATGGAGGCGAGGAATCTGGAGCTCAAAGGGCAGATGGAGCCGGATCAGGGGTAATGGCTGCCCGCAAGCTGCCTGGCGCGAGCCTTAGGATCGGTTGCTTTACGGGTGAGCGGTTGACACCATATCCTTTCGTCGCCCGTGATCTGATTGAACCAGACATTGCATACTTTGTTCGGTGTGTCCGGGGTGCAGACTTTGCGTTGGAACCCCCTCAGCTCATACATCCTGCAAGTCTGCTTGCTCGTGTCATAAGGCACGTTCGATTGGCAAGCCGAGGCGCTTGCGGCAATGGCTATTACGATTGCTATGCGGATCATGTTTCCCCCAAGTCCCAAGCCAACGTCGCACTCATTCGCTGAGTTATCAACTCCGAATCTCTACTTGAGCCATAATAATGACGCGCCACGTTACCTTCATGACCATTGATGATGCCGGGCACTATTCGCCCGAGCAGCGCGCCGAGATCATCGCGGCATACCCCGAGCATGAGCGTGAAGCCCGCGCGAAAGGCATCCCTATTCTCGGGTCAGGCCGGATCTTTCCGGTGCCTGACGAGCTGATCGCCTGCGAACCGTTCAAGCTGCCCCGCTGGTGGCCGCGCATCGGCGCCCTCGATTTCGGCTGGGACCATCCTTCCGCCGCCATCGAGCTTGCCTGGGATACCGAGGCCGACGTCGTTTACGTGACCAAGGCCCATCGCGCGTCCCAGCAAACGCCGGCGATGCAGGCGCTGGCGCTGAAGGCGTGGGGCGAATGGCTGCCCTTCGCCTGGCCGCGCGACGGCCGCCGCGAAACGCTGGAAGGCGCCGGCGTGGCGCTCGCCAAACAATACGCTGCGCATGGGCTGAACATGCTGACCGGCCACGCCCGCTTCGCGGATGGCTCCGTCTCGGTCGAGGCCGGCCTGATGGACATGCTCGACCGCATGCAGACTGGCCGCTTCAAGGTGTTTTCCACGCTCCACGCCTGGTTCGAGGAATTCCGGCTCTACCATCGCAAGAACGGCCAGGTGGTCAAATTGCGCGACGACCTGATGGCCGCGACGCGCTACGGCGTGATGATGCTGCGGCAAGCGGCGGTGGACCCGGCGGAGTTCAAGGCGGCGCGGCGTCCGGTGGGACAGAGCGATCCGCTGGGGGCGTTTCGCTAGAGGGATTCGCCCTCTCACTTCGTGATACTCAGGCTTGACCAGAGTATCCATGCCGTGACCCTGCCGTGGAGCACAACGGCGCAGAATTCTGTAACCGTAGCAACGCCTTAGCGTCATGGCATGGATCCTAGGGTCTGCGCGCGTCGCTTCGCTCCTTGCTTCGCCCTAGGATGACGAAGCACGGTTCCGGTCACCTATAATACCAGTAGTTTGGGCCCCTCTGGCCGTGGTTCTGGCCGCCCGCAATGCCGGCAATCCCGGCCTCCCCAAAATCCTCAATCCGATCAGCCGCGAACGCCGCCGCCGACGCCTTGCGACCGGCCGCGACGTGATCGCCTGCGCCCTTTTTAGCCAGCCGTGCCGGAGCAGCCGATGGTCCACATCATCCCTCTCTTCGCTGATCAGCGCCGCCTCGATCCCGGCAATGCCCCGCCACCTGAGGCAGCCGGCCCGCTCGATCCTTACTGGCAGGAGGTTGCCGCTCATTACGAACTGCGCATGGCGCAGCAGCAGGCTTTCGACACCGAGATCGCCGCGCGCAGGCTGGATGGCGAGATCGCGCGCGCTGAGGCCGATGTCGCGGCCAACGCGCCGGCCGACGGCGAGGGCCTACACCACGCCATGTATGGCGAGGTCGATCCGCATACCGGGCGCGTCCTGCTCGAAGGCCGGTTCGACACGCTGTTCGACAATTTCCTGAAGCAGGCGCCGCCCGAGCTGCGCGCCGGCCTCGCCAGACGCAAGCCGGCCCTGCGAGAGGCAGGCTCGGTGCGCATGGCGATGCAGCAAAATCAGCGCCGCGCCCAGTATGAGCAAGACCAGTTGTCGGCGGCCCAGGCCGAAGAGCTCGACACGATCGCGAAGAGCGACCCGGACGACCACGTCGCCTTCGATGCAGCGCGTTACGCCGGCCTCGACCTCATCGGCAAGATGAACCTCGACCCTGAGAGCAGGCTGCGGGCCGAGGCCGCCTGGCGCGAGCGCGCGGCGACGGCGCGTATCGAGGCGCTGATCGCGCGGGATCCCCAGCGCGCGTTGGAAATGCTGGGCGGCGCAGGGGTGACCCGCGATGACCAGCCTTCAAGCCTGTCCGATAGGATCAACCGAAATATGCCTGCCTATGGCAACTACGGCGGTCGTGGCTGGACCGGCGGGACATGGGGTGGCGGTTTTGGCGTGCCGCCCATTGATATTCAGGACGGGTTTTACAAACAGCATGACGCGGACTACCATGACGCGAAAACGCCGGGCGATACAATTTTAGCGGATAGGAAACTTGCAGCATCATTGAAGTCATATCTCGACAATGAGGTTTACGCCACGGATCCAGCCTTGAAGACCGACGAGGAGCGCAGGGACGCATCCAAATACGCTCGACTGGCGCTCAGGGCTTTCCGGATTAAGATTGCCGGCGATGTGGCGCTCCATCCGTTGAGCGCGGCGGAGATTTCTGGCCGAGATGAAGCGCAAAGGGCTTACGACGATGCGCAAGCGGCTGTTGGAAGGGCGCGGTTTGAAAGCGGCATGTCATTCGGCAATTGGTAGTCGCGATCCGGAATGAGATCTGAGCGTTCATTTTGCCTCCGGTTTTGACTCGGAGCCGGCGTTAAGGGCTTAGCCGATGGGGTTTTACTTTCTTGGTTCTATCTCACTTGTGGTAGCGATATTGCTGGCGTCTTTTGGCGTAATCTGCAGTGATCGCTGGCCGAAGATTGGTCGATACACCATCTATATATCAGCTTTTTTGAGTTTGCCGGGCTTCTTCGTTATTTGGGATTTTGCTGTATACAGAATTGTCTGGATTTTCCATTGAATTGACTTATATATACTGCTGAAGTCGGAGATGTGAAGGTGGATGTTTTAATATTCTTACTGGGAGTCCCCAGTTTTGCATTCGCCATGTTCCTGTTGGTGAAGGGCGTCAAGTCGCAACAGCTTACACCGCTCCGGCGAGCCCTCGTTCTTTTTGGCGCAGCCGCGTTCAGTGTTCCCGGATTTATGTCTTTGTATATGGTGTTTCTAATTTTCCAACTGACGCCAGCCTGATGGCGAACAGAAGGCAGAGGGCCCGGGTCCTCATCGCAAATCCCATATCGAGGCCGCCTGACGCTCCGGCGCCGCGAATGCGTGCCTGGAAGCGCTGATCGCGCAGGACCCCAGGCGCCTCCGCCGGGCGCGATCGTCAGGCGAGGCAAGGTCTTGCCAGGCCGGCAAACATTTTCAAGCAACAAGAGGTCAGGACAAATGGAGCGTAACGCTGGCAGCGGCATCGCCCTCGACCCCGTCGACGACCAGACCGAAGGCACCGGCGAGAATGCCGGCGCCAGCGACAAGTCCGCCGAGCTCGCGCCGCTCTATGACAGGGTGGAGCAGGCGCTGAAGGACCGACCGGTCGATGCCCTGGCGGACAAGGATCGGCCGCTCGCGGCGGTGCTTGCCGATCTCACACCGGGCTCCGTCGCCGCTCTTGCCCAGCGGGCGCGCGCCGCCAATGTCTCGCAGCTGGTCGGCGCGCGGGCCAACATCTCGCTCGCCTTTCAGAACGCCCCGAAAGCTTTCGCGGACACCGGCAGCTATGCCGGCGTGATGCCCAAGCCGGAGGACTTCGCCTATGTCTTCGGCGTCGAGGAAGGCCGCCGGCAGCTGGCGAAATTCGACCAGAGCGTAGAGACCGGCAAGCAGGCCTTCGACATGCGTGTCATGCCGGCCCGGGACCTAAACAGCCAGCTTCTGGACGCAGCGGTCGGCGCGGCAAATTCGCCGGAGGGCCAGTCGCGCTACCGGATAACCGCCGCTGCCGCCCAACACGTGCTGGAAGCCAGGCAGAACGATCCTGCCGGCGAGGCCATCAACGCGTTTCCGCAGGCGAACGAGGCCTGGCGCGCCGCGGCCGCCCAGGGCTGGCGCGACCCTGCAGCGGTCCAGAATGCGCTGGCCCTCACCATCGCCACGCAGCGCTATCTCGGCATCGAGAACGCTGAGCCCGTGCCACGATCGGTGCTGAAAGACCTCGGCGGAATGCCGCCGCAAGCCATGTGGGCCGGGATGAACGGCCTGCTTTCCGGAACGACGGATCCGGTCGTCAAGGCGGCAGTGAAGCAGCAGTTTGCCGAGGCTGGATTGCTTGGCGGGCAGACGCAGAAGGTAACCCCGCTTGGGCAGGATGATTTCGGCAAGCGCTTTGGGTTGCCTTCAAAGGCGCACTTGGCGGGTGAAGATGCCTCGCCTTCGACGCAGGCGTCTGAACAATCGGACGAGACGCTTGGAGCTGCTAACTCTCCGGTCGCGGCCGATAGTATTTCACAAATATCCACGTCCGAGCTTGCGGATGAGGGTGCTGATCCGCCCGTTGGCCTGGAGCAGGGGCTACCGGAGCAAATAGATCTACCGCCAGAGCGTCCGGACGTTCCTCCTGCAACATCTGATCCGGCGCCCCAATCCGCGGACGACAATTCTAATTTGCCCGTCGACTTGAAGGAGGTCCCATCAGAACAGATGGAGCCGCCGCCAGGGAGTCCGAAGGCTCCTTCTATCGATTTCAGCAAAAAGCTACCGCAGTCGAAAAATCTATCTGAAGGATGGTTTGGGAACAGCACCACAAATATTTCAGTTTTGCCGGAAGACGTCCAGGCGAGGGCTAAACCCTACACAAAAATTCTGGGAAAAAGTTTCGGCAATGGCCAATGCGTCGCGTTGACAAAGGAAGTGGGAGGTATGGCCGGTATTCCTGCCTCGACATGGAAAAAGGGAGAGAAAATACAAGGGAATAATAAGATTCAACCGGGGACTCCCATCGCCACATTCAACGGTGATTGGGGCGACGGGAAGGGTAGAATTCATTACGGGCCAAAAGGCCAAGCTGGAGGGGTAAGCGGATTTAGTCACACCGGAATTTATCTTGGCCAAAATGAATCAGGAATCTTCATTTTGGATCAATGGAAGGGACGGAACGCAAATATAACCTTCCGACCCTGGCAGAGTGCAGGTCAGGGTCTGGAGAGTGGTGCTTACTACTACCTAATTGAACGGTAGAGCAGATTTCTGTCAACATTCGTGGAGTCGGCTATCTGCGACTTCATGGTAGGTGAGATCATTTATCCTTATCGAACGACCGAGCAATGCGCTCGGCGATCGGCTTGAATATCGCCCTATCTTTCTTTTTCCAGGTTATATCGAAACAGATTATGTTATCGGCGTCGAGCTTCCGGCACATGCCATAGTAATTAATCGATCCGTATGCGTGCGAACCGGAAACCGCGCCGATAGTCGGTTCATCAAAGGTGTACGTAACTTTATCCCCAGGATGGTTGCGCTCGTAGTCTGCCTTCTGGTCTTCATAGTCTTCATTCGAGTCGACGAGCATGCGCGCGATGTACTCGAAAGGAGTTATCGTGCCGCTTCCTTCGTATTGACGAAACTGGGCACCCGGATAATTCTTCGGCGTAAATGTCAATCCTACGGAGAACTCATATAAAGGTTCAACCTTCCCTTCGGCAAAGAGAGAGGGAATCTCGATCTGGCTTCTGCCGACGGTGGAAACGACCCATTTGATCGGCTCCTCAGCCATCGCAAATGGTGGCGACGCTGCTAAAAGGCCAAGTGCAAAAACAAGTGCTTTCAAGACGATCCTCAGAGGCAAACTGATCACGGATTTTTTCGGAACGATCGGGCGATATGTTCGACAATTGGACCGAAGGTCGCATGATCCTTCGTGTCGTACACGATATCAAAACAGGTGACGATACGATGCTTCTGGCACATGCCGTAGAAAACAACTTTGCCATCAGCCGAGGTGCTTGAAATTACAGCGAGCGAGGGCTTGTCGACTTGATACGTCACTTTATCACCACCGCTGACGTTCATATCCTTGAGGTACTGGAATAGGCTCTTGCCGTAGGTATGGGTTCGATACTGACGCAGCTGGGAGTCTGGATACTCCTCCGGCTCGAATGTCTGGCCGTAGTTATGCGCAAATCCGCCAAGCAGTCGACCATCGCCCTCCGCAAAGAAATCAGGGATTTCGATTTCGCTTCCGCCGCTCAGGGACTTGACCCATTTGAACGGCTTCTCTGCGGCGGCAAGCGGCGCGGACAACATCAGGAAGCCAGGCGCAAGGACTATTGCTTTCATGGTGTTATCCCGGCTTCATTCGCGAAACGACGTCGGGGCCGCTGAGCCAGTCGACATCTTCACCGCCAAACATTAAGGCTATGCACCCATAGCGTGTGGCGTTTGGCGATTCAATCTGGCGGAGGCTGCCGTGGCAAAAATAACAAAGCTGTTGGATTATCGTCGGACGGCTGTCGGATTTCGATGAAGAGGACACGATCTATGTAGCCGAGCCTTGGGCCGCAGATTCCGATGCAATGGTTACGACAGCGCCTGACGATACTATGGTACCGCCAAAGGCGGCAGCCAAAGCGGGTCTGACCTATTTCATCGAAATATTCATTGCGATTGAGGTCACAGAGGGATGGATCGGGTCGCAGAAGGAAAAGCCCAGCCTGTCGGCAATCAGTGACAGGTTGATTTATTACGCCATCAATGATGCGTGAGGGAAAAGGCATGGCCGACACGCGTTATGAAGGAAAGCCGCTGCTCAGGCTACTAGAGCTCTACGTGCTGAAGGCGATTGGAGAACTCGCTCGGGAGTCGGAAGAATCGCTGGATGCCATGGCTCCCAAGCTGCAGGCCCTCTATGGCGGCGATGGACGGTGGGAAGACGCAATCGCCAAGGCTCTTCACATGCCCGACACGATGCCAGAGGCAATCCAGGATATGTGGAAGAAGAACCTCAAAATCGCCCACGACAACAAGGTGACACTCACGCCTCAACAATTTGCGGAAATGTTCGTGGACAACAATTTCGCGGGTTGAGCGGTCTTTCCGCATCTGGCTTCCGCAGCCTTGTTTCGCTCCGGGATCAGAGCCAATGCCCATCCGCATCATCCCCGCCACGCTGCGGGACCTCTCCTACATCGCCGCGAACCTGCGCCCCGAGGACCGGGCCGAGATCGACTGCCAGCTCGACCAATGGTCGCCGGCGCTGCTGGCGCTGACGGCACTTCAGGGCTTTGCCTATGTCGCCGAGCTCGACGGCAATCCGGAGGCCGGTTTTGGCGCCGCCGAGCAGCGGAGCGGGTTGTGGATCGCCTGGAGCTGGGGCACGCGCCGCATGAGGCGATGCGTGCCCGAGATCACCCGCTTCTTCCATGCGGTGCTCGGGCCCCAGGTCGCGGCCAAAGGCGCCTGGCGGGTCGAGGCGAGGGCGCTTGCCGACAACGATCTTGCCTTGCGCTGGCTGGAGAGGCTCGGCGCCACCCAACGCTGCCGCCTGCCGGGTTATGGCCGGAACGGCGAACACTTCTTCCTCTATGACTGGACAAGGGAAAGCTGGAACAATGTGTCTCTTTCAAAAACCACCGGAACTGAAGCCGCTGCCGCCAGTGCCGACCGCGCAGGACAAGGACGTGCAGGCGCGGGAAGCCGCGCTTCGCGCTGAGCTCGAGCAGCGCCAGGGTACGCTCTCCACCGTCAAGACCGATCTGGCTCCGAGCGACGTCGCCGGCCGGCGTCGTGTGCTGCTCGGAGTATGACGCCATGACCGCGATGAAACGCAGCTTTCGCCGGCGCGTGCTGGACTGGTGGTATTGGAGGCGGCACGCAAGGCTGGTGAAAAAACGGGTGGATTGACGCGAACGCTGCCGCCAGCGGAAAAGGACGAGTGCCGAAACAAGGTTGACATTCACACTCTCCTGGCCATGCTGCATTGCAGCATGGAAAGTAGCCCTACCGAGTCAACGCGCATCGAATGCCTGGACGGCCTTCGCGCCGCCGCCGCATTGTGGGTGCTGGTCGGACACTGCCTGCTCCTGACCGGCTGGCACCTTCCGGTGCTTGGCGACCCCGCGCTCGGTGTCGACCTCTTCATCATGCTGTCCGGCTTCCTGATGGTGTTTCACTATCAGTTGCGCCAGGACAAGGAGCCCTGGCAAAGGCCCGAGACCTGGCTCAAATTCTGGACGCGGCGCTATTTCCGCATCGCGCCGTTGTTCTACGTCATGCTGTTCATCGCGCTGGCGCTGGGGCCCTATCTCTATGAATCGCGAACGGTCATCGATGGCTTCCTGGGCCGCGCGCCGCAGGCGCCCGAGCGCTTCCTCGACGGCAGCCTGAAGAACATCGCCGCCCACCTGACATTCCTGTTCGGACTATCCCCGAACCTCGCCTACCGGACGCCGCTGCCCGACTGGAGCCTGGGACTGGAAATGCAGTTCTACGCGGTCTTTCCCGCGCTGATGCTCCTGGTGCGCCGCTTCGACTGGATATGGAGCGCCATAGCCGTGGCGGCGCTCGGCGGTCTGGCGGTGATGATCCTCAAGTCGATGTCGGTCCATTTCCCGATGCCGTCCTTCCTGCCGCTGAAGATCCAGGTCTTCTTGTGCGGCATGCTTCTGGCGGGCGTGCTGGCACGAAGACAACCGCGGCCGCTGCTGCATCTCGCCCTGGCCATGGCGCTTGCGGCGATCCCCTTCGGCGACGGCTACGGCCTTTCGAAGTTCCTGATACGAGAAGCGCTGGTGCTTGGGTTCTTTGCCCTTGTCCTCTACCGGATGCTGCCGGGCGTGGCGGGCAAGGTGGCGCGAAAAGTTGCCGTCGCCTTGGGTGGAGGCGTCTTCCACGTGCTCGGCGAACTGTCCTACAGCATCTATTTGATCCATCTTCTGGTGCTGCAGCCCGTCGCGGCATTCGTCATTGCCCGCTATGGCGATGGCCTTGCCGCGCCGCTGCGCTTCGCCATCGTGCTGGCGATTGTGCTGCCGGTGGTCTGCCTTCTGTCCTTCGTCACCTACAGGGTCATCGAAATGACTGGCCAGCAACTCGGCCGCACGGTCCTGCGCCGGTTCGCCCGCAGGAAGCCGGCGTTGGGGACAACGCCGGCCGAGTAGAAGCGGCCGCTAGAACTGTCGATCTACCTCAAAGGGGGATGACCGATCCGCTCTGCGCGGCCGCGGAGGGCGTGCGAGCCGGACGGGGCGCTGTTGCGCCGGCCTTTCCAACGTTCCGATCTCTTCCGCGGCCATGCTCGTTGGCCAATTCACCTCAGAGGTTGGCGATCCTTCGCGCCCCTCTCTGTCCTGCCGGACATCTCTCCCACGAAAGGGAGATTGGCAGCTTCTGCGCCGGCGCCAAACAAGTGAGATCATTCCCATGACCGACTCCCGCGCCCGCGATATCCTGTCGCGACAGACCGAACTCGAGACCGAACGCGCCGCCTACGAACCCGTATGGGAGGCGGTGGCGGAGTTCTGCGATCCCGATGCGCCCGACATCTGGTCCGGCCGCCGCACCAGCCGCGGCGATAGCCAGGCCGAGCGGCAGGAGCGGCGCGGCTCCCGCGTCTACGCCAACACCATCAACTCGGCCGCCAACCGGCTGGCCGCCGGGCTGGAAAGCCTGATCATCCCGCAGTCGGAGAAATGGCACGGGCTGACCACCGCCGAGATGAATGACGAGGAGACCGACGAGGAGAAGGAATGGGCCGAGGCGCTGCGCGATTTCCTGTTCGCGCTGCGCTATTCCGCCAACTCCAACTTCGTGCCGGCGACGCAGGCCTGCCTGCGCAATGTCGTGCGCTACGGCCCGGCCTATCTCTATGCCGAGGAAGGGTTTGGCGGCACGCTGATCCGCTATGCCTCTGTTCCCGTGGTCGAGGGTTATCTGTCGCGCAACCGCTGGGGCCAGGTAGACATTTTCCATCGCCGCTACGAGCGCACGGCGCGCCAGGCGGCGCAGCTGCTCGGCTATGAAAAACTGCCGGCGCGCATCAAGGCGCTCGTCGACGACCCCGCCAAATGCGAGGAGAAGATCTCGCTGATCCAATGCGTGCAGCCGCGCGACGAGCGCCGCATGTACCGCAAGGGCGGCTTCTACCAGTATCTCGACCAGGCCTTCGCCTCTTACCACGTCATCGAGGACGAGGAGGAGATCGTGCGTGAGTCCGGCTTCCGCACCTTCCCGGTCTCGACCTTCAACTGGCGCCGCTACGAGGGCGACGCTTACGGCATCTCGCCGGCGATCGAGGCGCTGACCACGGTGCGCGAGGAAAACGCCGTGCGCCGCTCTGGCTTGCGCGCCTTGCAGCAGATCACCGATCCGCCGACGGCCTCAAAGGCACGGCTCGACTATGTGCCGGTGCTCAATCCCGGCGAGAATTATCCGGGCCTCATCGACGACAATGGCCGGCCGCTGATCCAGCCGATCGCCACCGGGCAGAACCCGAGCTATGCCTTCGACTATGCGGCGAGCCGGGCGGAGGAGATCCGCGACATGATGTTCGTCAACCTCTTCCAGACGCTGGTGCAGAACCCGCAGATGACCGCCACCGAGGCGCTGATCCGCCAGGAGGAGAAGGGCGCGCTGCTCGGCCCGTCTGGCTCGATCATCCAGGCCGGCTTTGCCGCCAATCTCGACCGCGAGCTGTCGATCCTCGAGGACAAGGGCCTCTACGACCAGGACAGCCGCTTCCGCCCGCCGGAAAGCCTCGCCGGCAAGGCGGTGCGGCCGACCTTCACCGGCCCGCTCGACGTGCTGCGCCGCTCGGCCGAAGCGCGCGACACCATCCAGGTGGTGACCACCGCCATGCAGATGGCGCAGTTCGATCCCGGCATCATGGACAATATCGACGGCGACGAGGCGATCCGCGTCGTGCAGAGCGCCGGCCGCAGCCCGCAGCGCATTTTCCGGCGCAAGGACGAGGTGGAAGGGATGCGCGGCGCCCGGGCTCAGGCGCAGCAGGCGCAGGCCGGCATGGCGGCGATCGCCACCGCCGGCAAGGTGGCTAAGGACGCCGTGCCGGCGGCCGTGCAGGCGCGCGACAGCGGCCTGCTGGATAGCTTGCAGGCGATGATGCAGGGCGCCCAGGCAGGTGGCGGCGCTGCCGGTCCGGCCGGTGCGGCGCAAGGTGCGATGCCCAGCGGGCAGGGCGCCGTGCCTGACGCCCAGGGCGGCCCCGCGGGCGGCGCCGCCAACGGTGCCCCATGAGCCGCAAACGCTTCGCCCGTCTCTCCGACGCCGGCGGTCCGCTCGCCGCGCGCGAGGCGCTGACCAAGGCCTATCGCCGCGTCTTTTCCGGCGAGGACGGCGAGCTGGTTCTCGCCGACCTCACCGCCACGACAGGCTACTACCGCCGCCCGTCCTATGGCGACTGGCTGGCCCGCACCAAGACGCCCGACGGCTTCGAACTGCACAGCGCGCTCTCCAACGCGCGGGCGGAAGTCGTGCAGCACATCATGGGGTTTCTCACGCTGGAAGACGCCGACCTCGCCGCGCTGGAAAAAGCGGCGCGGGCTGAGGAGAGGTGAGGCGCTGAAGCTGCCAATCTCCCCCAAGTGGGGAGATGCCCGGCAGGGCAGAGGGTGGCGCGAAGGAACGCAATCGCGATCGTCATCCTAGGGCGAAGCAAGGAGCGTAGCGACGAGCGCAGACCCTAGGATCCATGCCGTGACGCTAAGGTGTTGCAACGGTTCAGAATTCTGCTCCGCTGCATCCTCCGGCGAAGGTCACGGCATGGATCCTCGGGTCAAGCCCGAGGATGACGAAGCGCGCCGTATAAACCAGTCCAAGCATTGAAGCGCCGGCAGGACAGCGCCTCCCTCTGTCCTGCCGGACATCTCCCCCACGAGTGGGGAGATTGGCTGTCGCGCGCGCCGCGCCCTAACGACCAACCTTACTCCCTCCACCACGACCCCGCCGAACCCGCACCACCCGCAACGCCCAACCCGGCCGCCACCCCTCTGGCGGCCCGTCGCCGCGCGCCTCCACCCGGCCAGGAAAATCCAAATGGTCCACATCATCCCCCTGTTCGTCGGCGAACGCCGGCTCGATACCGGCAATGCTGTGCAATATCCGGACTCCTCGCCGGTCGGCGAGGCGATGCAGCAACTCGGCGACCGGTGGCAGGCTGCGGCCGAGCGCTACGAGCAGCGCAAGGCGCAGCAGCAGGCCTTCGACACCGAGATCGCCGCGCGGCGGTTAAACGGCGAGCTCGCCAAGGCCGAGGCCGATGCCGTGGCCAACGCGCCCGCCGACGGCGCCGGCCTGCATGACGCCATGTATGGCCAGGTCGATCCGTACACCGGCCAGGTGGTGAAGACCGGCCTGTTCGACACGCTGTTCGGCAATTTCCTGAAGCAGCTGCCGCCCGAGCTGCGCGCCGGTCTCGCTGGCCGCAAGGAAGCGTTTCGCGCCGTTGGCGGGCGGCGCATGGCGGGGCAGCAAAATCAGCGGCGCAAGCAATATGAGCAGGATCAGGTGGCGGAGGTCCACACCGCCGAGCTCAGAAACATCTCGCAGAGCGACCCGAACGACACCGTCGCATTCGACGCCTCCCGACAGGCCGGCCTCGATCTCATCGCCAAGATGGACCTCGACCCGCGAGCCAAGGCGCTGGCCGAAGCCGACTGGCGCGCCAGCACGGCGAAGGCGCGCATGCAAGCGCTGATCGCACAAGACCCGCGCCGCGCCGCCGAGATGCTGAGCGCCGGCCCGGTGGCGAGCGACGGCATGGGCGAGACGGTGCGTGCGCAGCTTGGCGCCGACGCCCGGGATGAGCAGGCCGCCGCGAAGGGCGACTGGCGCCGCAACAAGACACCGGACGAAGTGATCGCTCAGGCGTTCGGCGACCTTCCTGAAGAGGAACAGCGGGCGATCCGCCGACAGGCTGATGCCGCCAATCTTGCGCTGAAAGTCAAGATTGGCGCTGCGATCAGCCGCGCCGAAGCAGAGGCGCCAGACCACATCGCACTGACCGGCGCTTACTCTGGCAACATACCGGGCGAAGAAGCCTACAAGATTGTCTACGGCCCAGACGAGGGGCCGAAGCGTCGGCAGGATCTCGAATGGCAGGTCAATGTCGCGAAGAAAATCTTCGACATGGGGACCATGTCGAACCAGGCCATCAAGGCAGCCATTGTCAATGCCGAGACCGGGTCGAATTCTTCGCCAGACAGAAAGAGCGATGAGGCAACCGCCGTCGCGGGAAAGCTGGTCCTGGAGAGGAGGCGGGTCGATTCAGGTGACTATATCAGCGATACGTCTCAAGAGATCTCCGCAGGTTGGAAAGCCGTATTTGGCAATGGGCCCTCTGATCCAGAAGCCTATGACCAGGACACATACGACAGAACAATAGAATTGTCTGTCGCAACGCAAAAAGCATTGGGCGTCGATGATGAAAATCTCCAACCCGTGCCGCTCTCCATTCTTCTCAAACTTGCCGGGGATCGCGACAGCGGAAGTATGGACTTAATGGACAACTACGCAAGGGTGAGCGAGTTGTTCCGGCACACGAAGGGCGCCGTCGCGCAGGCGGCTCTGGTCCGGGAACTGGACCAGGCCGGTCTGGGCGGGATTCTGCCGGGCGGCAAGCCAGGCCTTTCTCCGAGCGAGGTGTTTCGAGCGGACGCCAAGGCCATTGGCAAGGAGACTGCGAATGCCGGGATACTCGCCGGCAAATTGATCAAAGGGGGTGGCTACGTTGTTTCCCTTGGATCGACCGAGCGCCCCGATTTCGGCCATGGCTACTACGAACCGGCGAACAGTACCGAGAAGGTAATGATGCGTCAGCACGGTGACGCATTGAGCTGGGGATTGGGTGAGGGCGTTGCCAAAGGAATAGGACGAGGAATTGATTGGTTCGCTTCCGCACCGAGGCAAGCTGAGCGATCCGCAGGTGTTTCGGCTGCGGCGAAGGTGCGAAATTCGGAAGGTGCCGCCGGAGAGATTCGGGCGTTAGATGGCACCGAAAGCCCTGCGAACGGCATACCGGCGAAGCGGCAGTCCGACGAAACATCTGACGCACTCGATTCCATCTCTGGTCAGGCTGCCGAAAGTGGGGCAGTGGTTGGGCAGAACTCCACTAGTCAGGATATCCACGTGTACCACATGCGGAAGTGGGATGCATCGCAACGAGAGAAGGCAGCTCTTAAGGCCCAGCGATTGACTGATCGGGACACCTCAGTAAATCATCACGCGGTTCGGGATTCAAATCCCGCTCGCCGCAGATATACCGAGGCAGGCAACGAGGTTGCACCTGACGAGGACGTCGATCATATCCAAGATTTACAACTAAATGGATCAGAAGATTTGTCCAATCTAGACGCCCTGGACCGGAGCGTAAACAGGAGCTTTGGCATTCAGATTAAGCACAAAATTAAGAATCTCCCTCATGGAACGAAGATCAACAAGGTGACGATTGGAGATCGGTAGTGTTTGATGATTTTATAAAAAATTTTCCGATAGACGCCAGCTCCGTGATCCAGCGCCCAAATTCTCCGTTGGATCCAAAAACCAGCGGGATCAATGAACTGCTGTCAAGGTTTGGAGGAGCTTCATTCAAAAACGGTCTGTATCGAATTATTCGTACATCAGAGGTAGCTGATTGGAACGCCCGTGTTTGTGTAGGTTTTCCACAATTTGTAGGTCGAATCACCTGCTTTGGTTATGATTGGCAGGGGACCGCTTTTGCGACTGACAGTTGGCGCCTGGAGCACGGGGAACCTGGTGTCGTGATGTTCGATCCTGGGACAGGAAAGGCGCTTCAGGTACCTGCCAACATAAGAACCTTTCACGAGGTTGAAATGGTTGAGGATGCAGATGCCGCATTGGCCGCAAATATGTATGCAGATTGGCGCGACGCGGGAGGCGCCGCGCCTGCTTATGATCAATGCGTGGGCTATAAGAAGCCGCTTTTTCTGAATGGAAAAGACGAAATTGAAAATCTCGAGCTATCAGATCTTGAAATTTATTGGCACCTGATGGGTCAACTCATGGTTCAGGTAAGAGCGCTGCCTCAAGGAACCCACATCCGAATTAAGCTTGACTAGGACTGTAGCGCACGTATCGGCCGGGTTCAGGGCGGCATTAGTCACCAACAAGATGGATGCATGGCTCCGCTGGATTCAAGCGTGAACCGTAGCTTGGGTCCCCAGATATATCATCGGATAAAGCATCTGCCTCCCGGGACGAGAATTGGCAAGGTAACGATCGGAGATCGGTGATGTTTCCAAAGTTTCGGCAAAGCTTTTCTCCGGACGCAGGCCGCAAGCCTGACTCTGTGAGCATCGACACTGGCGTGCCAAGCCTGAATGAGCTGCTTTCCAGTTTCAGTGGCGTGTCGTTCAACCACGGCCTTTACCGCATCGTCCGTGCCCAGGATTTGGCGGCGTGGAGCAACAGAATAGTCGTGGGCTTCCCCGCATTCGCCGGGCGCATTACCTGTTTTGGATACGATTGGTTGGGCAGGACATTCGCCATTGACACCAAACGAACCGAGGATGGGGAGCCTGGTGTCGTGATGTTCGAGCCAGGGACCGGCGAGGCGCTTCAGATACCAGCCAACATCCGGACTTTTCATGAAACCGAGTTGGATGAGTACCAGGATGCCGCGTTGGCCTCGAATTTTTACGCGACGTGGCGCGGGAATGGTGGCGCCGAACCTGCCTATGACCAATGCATCGGCTACAAGGTGCCGCTCTTCCTGGGCGGCAAAGACGACAGTGCAAATCTGGAACTGACAGATCTGGAAGTTTATTGGCACATCACGGCTCAGCTCATCGCGAAAGCGAGGGGGTTGCCTCCAGGGACGCGGATAAACGTCAAAGGCGGGTGACCTCGAGAAGCCCAGGGCAGCCTACTTTTTTGGCTGGGTGAGCTTGCGTGCAATTATAAGTAAATGTATACGAGGAGATGCAATTATAGATTGTGCGGACGGAAAGTGAGGGGCGAAGAACGGCCGTTTTTCGCCTTTGACGGGTATCAAGAGGAACCGCAGTTCGGAAACTTCGGACGTATTCATAAATAGGCAAGGGGGATTTACATGGGTGCGGGTTCTGCCGCGATGCTGCTCGGGGCACTGGTTCCGACATTTTTGCTGAGCCGGTTGTTGCTGTGGATTACAAAGCGCTGGAACGGCGGCATGCCCCGCCTGTTGCTGGTGCATATCATTTGCGGGGCGCTCGCCGTTGTCGCGTCCGCTTACGGCTACTCGCAGAACGGGGCGCCGGATTGGTCTCACAGCCCCGCATACGTCGTTGCTCAGTTGATCTGGCTGGTCGTGGATTTTGTTCGCGGCCGCCGCCAAAGCCAGACTGCGAGCTGACGGTGCTCAGGCCATGAAGCATCTCAAACGCTTGAAATAAGCCTTTTAGCAATGGACAATTTTGCAGAGCCAGACTTCGACACCGTCACGCGCCTGCCACCTGCCGATGTCAGCACTGGAGACGATGATCTCGATTCTGCCCGGGCCGAGGCTCGCGAATATCTCGAATTCTACAACTGGGTCCTATCCATCAAAGGCGAGTATTTTGGATATGGAGCCGAAGGAATTATCTACATCTTCCTATTCGAAATAGAGCCTGGGCGACCGGAGGTGAGCCGATGGATTTGGGTGATCGTCGGCGACGTGCCGCCTGCATTTCTTCCTGCTGATGACGCCGCCACGCCCTTCGAGGTCCTAGACAGCTATATCGGTGCCCTTGAAGAATGGGTCGAGGCAGCGCGCGAGGGGAAATCCGTAGCGGAATTGATACCGGTCAACGTCGATGCAACTCCCGCCAACGCGGAAATGCTGGCTGGTCGTCTCAAATTTCTCGACGAGAGGATTTTGCCGGAGCTCAAAGGTGATTGAGCGATGTCGGCCGTCTTGGCTGGGGTTAGTTTCGATTTGGTGAGGATAGCAGTGAGATATATCTTAACCGAGGGACAGTTTGATCCGCCAGCTGAACCTGCAGTCGTCGATGGGCTGTCGGCACGCTTGGGAGTCGAGCTACCCAAGGACTACACCGACTTCCTCAGAGAGCATAATGGGGGCGAGGGTTTTGTCCACGACAACTACGTTGTTTTCTTTAAGGCCGAAGAATTGGCGGACTTCAATCGAGAGTATGAAGTCGAAAAATATGCGCCAGGTATCCTCTTGTTTGGATCGAACGGAGGAGGTGAAGGATATGGCTTTGATACTCAGGATCCAAATATGTCAATCGTACGCGTTCCGTTCGTAGGCATGAACAGGAAGTTAGCTTTGAAAACGGCGCGTAACATAGCTGATTTATTTTCTCGATTGGTGGAATGTAAATGAGCGACAAAAACGGAAATTCGCGCCGCAAGGGCATGGAGCTGTTTGAGATTACACCCGTCATCGTTGGTGGTGATCCAATGAGCCTGGAGAATAAAATCTGGGTGACCAGGCAAGAACATTTTGAACTGGTGCGCTTTTGGAATCGAACTATCGGGGATTTGCGTAAAGCGGCGCGAGCGGAGGAGTAGGCGGCTTTGAGGCTTCCGATGTCCTCACCAAGCTGATTTATTAGCCGCAGGCATCGACAAGATTTACAGGGCACCATGCCGGTGCACTCATCTCGATGCGCCCCATAGATGGGCTACGGATTGAGCGCTCAACAGCGCCAGCATCTCAGAGCCTCGCGCTGCCCCTCATCCGCCCCTTCGGGGCACCTTCTCCCCGTGAAACGGGGAGAAGGCAAAGCCGGACAGTATCAATAATTGCCGTTGTAATAGCGGTCGTCGCAGGGCGCGGTGTAGATGCGGCCGTAGCGGTCCTGGTAGCGGCAGAGCTGGTCGCCGCGGCGCTGTGGCGTGGTGGCGGAGCCGACGACGGCGCCGAGCAGCGCGCCGCTCGCGGCGCCGATCACCGTGCTCTTGGTGTTGCCGCCGATCGCCTGGCCGACCAGCGCGCCGCCGGCGCCGCCGAGCAATGCGCCGGTGGTAGCCCGCTGCTGGCCTTCGGTCTGCGTCTCGCAGCCGGCAAGGGCCGCGGTCATGAGCACGGCCAGAATGGCCTTCTTGATGATCATCACTAGAACTCCTCTGAAGCCCCAGGGACTGACGACGGGGGCGAACGAAGCTGAACTGCGGTCGCATTGCGGCGGAACGGCGGCGGAGCCCGCTCACGAAGTGATTCACGGTTTCGCGGCGGTTGAACGCCATGGTTTCCAAACCGGAAAGATCACGCGAACAATGGTTTAGCCCCGCTGGCGGAATCAGCCGGCGAAGATGCCTAGGGCCGCGTCGATAACCTGCATGCAGCAGGCCGATCAGCGCGAGGACTTCCGCCGCCGCCGCGGGCGGTCGTTGTCCGGAAGTCCAATCGGCCTTCCTCGCAACGCGAACCACGCCTTACCCCAGAAAATTCCCCCCAAGAATGGAGAAATGACATGACCCGAGGACTTCCCCGGACCCTTGCCCGCGCTGCCGCCCGCGAGGCCGGCCTTGCGCCGCCCAAGTTCGGCCTCAAGGCCGTGACCAGCGGGCAGGGTGGTTCCTACCGCACCGTCTTCACCTTCGCCGGCATGCAGGTGCCGGTGACCGATGCGCTCGCCTATGCGAGCCAGAAGATTTTCGATTTCACCGACGGCAAGGTGCGCATCAAGGGCGGCACGGCCAGGCTGCAATTCGCGGTGCTGACCACGCGCGCCTCAACCATCAACGACAACGCCGCGCTCACCTGGTCGCTGGGCTCGGCTCCGGCGTCGAGCGCTACGCTCGCCGGCACCATGGTCAATGTGCTGGCCTCCACCGCCCGCACGCTGGACGGCGCGGGCGCGGCGCTGTCGTCGGCCTCCGCCGCCGACATCGCCGCCGCCTCGACGCTCGATGGGACAGTGACGCCGGTCGATCTCTATCTCAACCTCGCCTTCGCCACCGGCACGGATATCGACGCCGACGGCACGCTTGCCGTGACCGGCACGATCACGCTGCTGTGGGAGAACTGGGGCGATAACGCGTAGGCGCCAATCTCCCCCCTTGAGGGGGGAGATGTCGCCGAAGGCGACAGAGGGGGTCGCCGCGCGTGGAGCACCAGCGCCCTTTGCAACGCCTCACGAGGTCGGAGCTCCACGCGCAGCGACCCCTTCTGGCCTGCCGGCCATCTCCCCCTCGAGGGGGGAGATCACGCGCTCCGCCGGCAGCGCCACGTCTTTGAACTCTCAAACAAAGGAACACATCACATGACAGATCTGGCAGAGGCCGGGTCCGTGGCCGCTCGGCCGGCGGGCAACCTGGCGACGCCTCCGGCTTCCGGGGACAACGGGTCCGCCCCGGCGGCCGGCAGAAGTTGGTTTGACGGTCTTTCCGAAGGCAACCGCAAGCTCGCTGAAGCCAAGGGCTGGACCAAGGCCGAAAGCCTCGACCGGGTTTTCACATCCTATGCGGAACTGGAGCGCCAGCAGGGCGAAAGCCTGCGCGTTCCGGCAAAGGACGCGCCGAAGGAGGAATGGGACAGGTTCCATTCCAGATTGCCGGAGGCGATGCGTCCGCTGACCTCGGCCGAGAAGGTCGAATACCGGCGGCCCGACAACCTGCCGGAAAACTTCGCCTATTCGGACGAGCTCGCCAATGCCTCGAAAGCCTGGGCGGTCGAAGCGGGCGCGAGCCCGAAGATCGCGCAGGCCTATCACGACCGCTTCGTCGGCTACATGGCTGAGCAAGCTGCGCAGCAACAGGCGGCGCTATCGCGCTCGGTGGAAGCCACGCATGACGAGCTGGTGCGCGATTGGGGGCCGACCGGCAGCGACGGTTTTCGCCAGAAGCTCGAGGTCGCCAACCGGGCGATGAAGAGGCTCGGCCTGGTCGACGCCTACAAGCAGAAGGGCATCCTTCTGCCCGACGGCGCGCTGACCGATCCGCAGATCGCGCGCGCCTTCCATGCGATCGGCGAGGCGATGTTCCGCGAGGACACGATCGACGCCGACGCAGCGCCACGGGGCCACAACCCCTTCCGTCGCAACGCCGCCGGCGAGCGCAACATCTCGGCCATTTCCGCCCTTGTCAAAAGCGACCCTCAACGCGCCCGGCGGCTGGCCAGGGATGCCGGCGAAAACCCGGATCTCTGGATGCCCAACAACCCGCTTTAGCCGCCGGCCCTATCTCACCAACCTCAAAGGAAAGACCAAATGGCAGACGCCTATACCCGCATCGCGGACGCGATCGTTCCGTCCGTCTATGCCCAGTACTCGTTCGAGGAGCATGTCCAGTCCCTCGAGATCTACCAGGCCGGCATCCTGTTTTCCGATCCGGCGATCTCCTCGAAGCTCTCCATGGGCGGCCGCTCCGTCGACATGCCCGGCTGGAAGGACCTCGGCAACGATCCGTCCGAGCCGGTCAATGACGACCCGGCCGATTCCATCGAGATGAAGAAGATCGGCTCGCGCCGCGAGGTCGCCGCCCGCAACGTGCGCGCCCAGGCCTGGGGCGTTCCGGATCTCACTGCGATCCTGGCCGGTGACGACCCGCAGAAGCTGATCGTGCGCCGCCAGACCGAATACTGGCAGCGCGCCAACAAGCTGACCCTGCTCGGCATCCTCAAGGGCGTGCTGGCGGACAATGTGGCGAACGACGGCGGCGATCTGGTGCGCACCACCGGCGCCTCGATCGTCGACACCGACATCATCGAGGCGGCCTATCTGATGGGCGACCGGGCCGACAAGTTCCGCACCATCTGGATGCATTCCAAGCAGATGAAGGCGCTGAAGCTCGCCGACCTCATCGACTATGTGCCGTCCTCGGAGCAGGGCGGGCCGCTCATCCCCTATTACATGGGGCTGCGCTGCGTGGTCGACGACGACATCCCGGTCGCGGCCGGCGTCTATACGGCCTTCATGTTCAAGGACAAGGCGATCCTGTGGAATGAGCTGCCGGTCAGCTCCGAAGGCGGCCCGCTGGAATTCGACCGCAAGCCGCGCCAGGGCCATGGCGGCGGCGTCACCGAAATGGTGGGGCGCCGGCACTTCGTGGCGCATGTGCCGGGGACGAGATTCCTCGACGCTTCGACGGCCGGCGAGTTCGCCACCGACGCCGAGCTCGCGCTGGCGGCGAACTGGGACCGCACGGCGTCCAGCGTGAAGAGCATGAGCTTCATCGCGCTGAAGACGACGGAGGCGTAAGGCGCCGTTTCCTCGCCCCCACGCAGTGGGGGAGAGGTGGCTCGGCGAAGCCGAGACGGAGAGGGGGAGCGCCCTACGAAGACCCCTCTCCGTCCGCTTCGCGGACACCTCTCCCCCGCCTTTGGCGGGGGCGAGGAACCCAAGCATCGCAGAAGCCGGCGCCGCCCCTCATTGCCCTGCCGGGTATTTCTCCCCGTGAACGGGGAGAAAGAAGCACTCCACCTCCCACCACGGATCACCGACCCATGGCCATCACCCCGCTCGACATCGCCAACATGGCGCTGGCCGTTCTCGACGAAGCGCCGATCGACAGTCTCGACCAGGACGTCAAGGCGGCGCGCCTGCTCAATCTTCACCTCGACCTCACTCGCGAGGGCGAGCTCGCCAAGCATGCCTGGGTGTTCGCCATCCTCTCGGCGCAGGTTCCCGGTGCGGATACCGGGTCCGGCAATTGCACGCTGAACTATGTCTACGAGCTGCCGGCCGACTGCATCCGTCCGCTGCCGCTGACGCAAAATGGCGAGCCGGACGGGCAGCCGATCTCCTGGCGCCAGGAGGCGGGGCTGATCTATTGCGACCAGCCAGGGCCGCTGACCATCCGCTACATCGCCAATCTGACCGACCCGAACGACTGGGACGCGCTGTTCACCGAAGTGCTCGTGGCGGCGCTGGCGATCAAAACAGCGCATCCGCTGACCCACAAGGCCGGCATGATCGACATCGCCCGGGCGGCCTACGACCGCGCGCTTGACGCGGCCTTCAGCGCCAACGCCATCCAGCGTGGCGGCCGGCTCTATGCCGGCGCCTGGGCGGTTCAGCGCGGCGATTTCCGGAGTCTTCGTTGATGACTGCGCTCTATCCGGTCCAGGACGTCTTCACCCGCGGCGAGATCTCGCCCAGGCTCCACTCGCGCGCCTCGCTCGAGCTCTATCGCGCGGCGCTCGCCAAATGCGAGAACTTCGTCACGCTGCCGCATGGCGGCATCCGGGCCCGCGGCGGCACCTACTTCGTCGGCGAGGTGAAGAACTCGGCGAAGAGGACCCGCGGCATTCCCTTCATCTTCTCCTCCGACCAGGCCTATTTCCTCGAGTTCGGCGACCAATATATCCGCGTCTACGCCTATGGCGCGCGCGTCGGCACGGTCGAGATCGCGTCGCCCTATCTCGAAGCGGATCTTTTCGAGCTTGCCTATGTGCAGTCGGCCGACCAGATGTGGATCACGCATCGGAACTATCCACCCAAGGTACTGACGCGCGAGGCGCACACCACCTGGACGCTGACCGATTTTCAGTTTCTGGATGGGCCATACGACGACATCAACGATACCGGAACGACGATGACGCCGGCCCAGACCGGCGCCGTCCATCCGATCATGACCGGCCTGACCACGCCGAGCGGCACGGTTTCGGGCGCCTATTCCGTCGGCAATGAATGGGGACCGTTCAGCAGTGGCGCCGGCGACTTTTATGACGCGGATCACGGCAACGGCTGGCTTGCTTATGACTTTCCCGGATCGGCTACGAAAGTCTGCGATGCCTACTGGATCGCGGCTGTGGCCGGCAACCCCGAGTATACGCCCATATCGTGGACCTTCGAGGGCTACGACGGCAGCAACTGGGTCGTTATCGACACCCGGTCAGCCGAAAGCGGATGGTCCAGAAGTGAGCGTCGGTTCTACGAATGCGCTAACAAGATCGCGTTCCAATCCTATCGCCTGAACTGGTCGGCATCGAACGACAGCAACCAGAACGACAGCGCCATCCATCGTATGGGCTGGCACGAGGCCGGCGACAGCATGACGCCGTTCAGTCTCACTGCGTCATCGACGCTCGGCGTCAATGACGCAGCAGGCTTCCAATCGACCGATGTCGGGCGCGCCATCCGGCTGCTGGGCTCGGACGGCATCTGGCGCTGGGCGAAGATCGCGAGCGTCGTCAGCACCACCGTTGTCACCATCAGGCTCTACGGACATTCGCTGCCGGACCTCACGCCGATCACCCGCTGGCGTCTCGGCACGTTCGTGCCAGGAAAATATGTGGAATCGGGATCGCTCTACGAGGAGCGGCTGGCCTTCAGCCGGCGCTTTTCGGTCTATGCGTCGGTCACCGGCGACTTCGACAATTTCGCGCTCGGCGAGAAGGACGACGATGCGCTGGAATTCATCCAGGCCGGCGGCGGCCAGGCCAACGACATCGTCTGGATCGCCGATTCCGACGGCGCGCTTCTGATTGGCACATCGGGCGGCATCCGCGCGCTGTCGGGATCCGGCCTAGACGAGGCGCTGACGCCTTCCTCGTTCAAGAACCGCCGCTCGCGCACCTTCGGTTGCGCCCGCATCCGCCCGGTCGATGCCGGCCAGTCCTTCCTCTATGTTACGCGCTCGCGCCGTTCGATCGCGGAGCTGACGCAGGTGCAGACCACCCGTTATCAATCCGACGACATCGGCCAGATATCGGAGCACATCCCGAAGAAAGGTGTCGTAGAGCTCGCCTACCAGACGGACCCGGACCCAATCCTTTGGTTTCCGCTGGATAACGGAGAGCTTGGGGGATACACGCACCAGCCGAGCCAGGAAGTTCGCGGCATGCACCGCCATCGCATCGGCGGAACGTTTTCCGGCTCCGATTGGGCGGCCGTCGAGAGCGCGGTGGTCACGCCCGGACAGAACGGCGTCGACGACATCTGGCTGATCGTCAAACGCACCATCGCCGGCGTGACCAAGCGCTATATCGAGGTGATGCAGACGCCCTTCGAATACGGCGCGTTGGAAGACGCCTTCCAAGTCGATTGCGGGCTGACCTATTCGGGCGCCGCGGTCAACGTCGTCTCCGGCCTCGGCCACCTTGATGGCGAGAAAGTCGACGTGCTGGCCGACGGCAGGGTCTTTCATGGTCTTACCGTCGCCTCCGGCCAAGTGACGCTGCCTGGCGGCGCAACCGCAGCCAAATGGCAGGTCGGGCTTGCCTTTCAAGCCCAGGCTGACACGCTGGAGCTCGATGTCGGCAGCCAGGACGGCTCGATCATCGGCCGCCGCAAGAAAGTGGGCAAGCTGATCCTGTCGCTGCTCGAGACCGACACCACGGGGCTTCAGGTTCAGTCCTTCATGCGCGGCCGCTGGGAAACCGTGCGCATGCCCTCCATCGTCACGCCCGACGGCAAGGCCAAGCTCTACACCGGCAATGTCGAGGTGCCGGTCGACGACAGCTGGGAAGGGCAGGGCAGGGTGAAGATCCGCCACGTCAACCCCACGCCCTGCACGATCCGGGCCTTCACGCCTGTGTTCGACGCGGAGCCGTAGAAGATCTTGCCGCCGCAATAGTCAACGCCGAGTTCCCGCCCCCTCTCTGGCCTGCCGGCCATCTCCCCCGCAAGGGGGAGATCGGATGTCGTTGGCTTTCGCCAATCGCCAATGTCGCAGAAAAGCGCCAGCGACGAAGCTGCCAATCTCCCCCCT